TCAGCCGTCTCCCTTGCCGCAAGATCGGCGATCGACATTGCCGATCCTGTTTCGGATCCATCCCTTGAGGAAGGCCCGGAGCTTGGGATTGTCGGCGGCAAGCCGGCGATATTCCGCCGCTTGCCGGACATCGAGCGCGTCGAGCGTCGCGGTGCAAGCGGGGATGACGCCAAGCTTTGCCCGGAGCATCCGATATGCCGCGACATCCACAGGACCCAACGACGCCGCGCTGTCCGGCAGGCGCGCCCCACCCAGCGCGTTCATCGCCAGCCGATACCAGCGATTGGGTCGCCGCGGCCCCATATTGACCGCGGTGTCGATCAACTCGCCGGCAACCGCGGGTTCGATCTCGACCAGCGGCATATAACCAGGTGCGGCGATGTAGCTCCGCACATAGACGGCATCGGCACAAATGGCCGCGGGGCCATCGCAATGCTGCGGGAACCGGCGCATGTCGCCGCGATACCCATAGTCGCGAGCGACTTGTTCGGTGACGCCGTAGTTCGTTGCGCCGCCCGGATCGCGAGCATCGTTCACATAGCCGCCCTCGACGGCATAGACGCCGGCAAGGATGACCGCGACGGCCGCGGCGATGGCGCCCTTGCTGGCCCAGCCGGCACGCGCCGCCGCGTAACCTTCCGCGAAGTTGTCGACGCCTTCAGTCATTAGGCGTCGCTCTTCTTCTGCGCCACCATTCGCGCCACCATGACGGCGACGAACAGGATCGCGGGGATCGAGTGGAGCAGGGGTGCGGGAAGATACGCCCGCATGTCGTACGGCATGGCGTTCCACGCGGCCGAGAGCGCGTCGGGAAACCACTGCGCCGACGCGGTGACGATCGCCCCCAACGCCGCCAGGCGCATGCTCCAGAAACGCCACCACAGGCGCACGTCATCGATCAGGCGGGCGCGGACAGGCGCCCACCATCTGCGGAGCAGGGTCATGGTTTCCTCCGGTGTTGGGTGACCCGCGCGGGGTCAGGCTTGGTCGTAGGTCTCGGCAATCGCCGCGGTCGCGCGGATCAGCGGGTCGCTGGCGAGCGCGTTGTCGGTGCACCGGGCCAACTCGGCAAGGTCGGGCGCTGGCGCCGGCGGCACGAAGGAATCACGCAACGCCGGCGCGATCAGAGTGACGCTCACCCGTGGCCGCGTGACCGTCGCATGGATCGGCGACACCAGCATCAACGCCAGGGCGAAGAGGATGAGTATCGAGCCCGGGTCGAACATCAGGGTTGTCCTGTCCTGGTTTGGCCGGAAGAGGGGACGAGCACCTCGAGCTTCGCCTCGATCCGCGCGGTGCGCTCATTGATCTTGTCGAGCTTGTCGGCGTCCGTATCGCGCCGATTCTCCAGCGCGGTGAGCCGGCGTTCGTGATCCGCCAGCTCGTTGATCTTGCCGCCGGTCTTCAACAGAAAGCCGGCGATCAAGAAAAGCGTCGTAACCACGGGGAGCCAGGCCAGCCAGACTGGGGCGGACTTGGTCGACATTGTCATTAGGGCCTTGGTCTTTCGTGGGTAGGGGTGGACGAATGCATCGCTTTTGATAGAGGATGATCATGTCTCGATATGATCGAGTCCGCGAGCGCGGGCGGTTCTTAGGTATTGCAGCAGTCGTGCTCGTTTTCGCGGCACCGTTTTATCGGTTTGCGCGCGTCTCGAACAACGCACTGATCGCTACCAAGTACGACGCGCAGCGGTCGCGGTAGGAGCTGATGAGCAGCGCTATTTCATGGATTTCGGGTGAACTAGGGCGGTATTGTAGAGCGGTATTCCGTCACCAAAAGCTAGGATGCCCTCAGATTTGCGGCGATCCGCTTGGACCGAACAATCACTCCTATTGTGTGGAATGTCGTGAAATCCACGAGTGGTGAGGGCGAAGCCCACCTGATCAAGCCGCTGACGAGCATCCGGTTTTTCGCCGCGATGGCAGTGGTGATCTTTCATTCCGGCGCGTCGTTCGTGTCGGTGAATCGACATATGCCCTCTTTCGTCAAGATCCTGCTACTGAATGGCTATGTGGGGGTGACGTTCTTCTTCGTGCTCTCAGGATTCATCCTGCAACTGACCTATCGCGGCAGGATCAGAACGACCGATCAGATAAAACGGTTCAGCGTCGCGCGCTTCGCCCGGCTGTATCCGGTCTACTTCCTGGCGATCATTGCCATGTGGCCATTTACGACGATGGCTGGCTTGGGCGACGTCCCACAATTCCTTCTGCTGCACTGGTGGATACCCAACGGCGCGCTCGGCTGGACGGATTGGAACATGCCAAGCTGGACCCTGTCGGTAGAGTTCTTCTTCTACCTTTGCTTCCCACTCATTTCGCGTTGGGCGGTAGTCATCGGAACGCGTTGGCTCGCTATTATCATCTTTATCGGGCTGAGCTTCGACGCCATCACCGCAGCGTCCGCCGTGGTTGGTAACGACAAGGTTATGTTCTCGTGGATGCACTGGACGCCGGTTCCGCTGCTCCGGTTGCCTGAATTCGTTATTGGAATCTGTGCGGCTGAGATCAGTTTGCGCGGAAACCGCTTACCCATCCCGTCGTGGATTGCAGCTCTCGCACTAGTCGTTGGATTGTCGCTTAGCGGTTCTCCGCGCATCGCGGCTTTCGCTACCGCCACGGCGGTGCTGTTAATATCGTGCGTTGCCCGGGATGGAGGATCTCGTTTCGCTCGCGCGCTCAGCTCCCGCTGGCTAGTGGTGCTGGGCGGCGCCAGTTACTCTCTCTATTTGATGCAGCAACCAGTCCATTTCGCTATCGAACGATGGTTGGGGACGGAGAAGGCTGTCGTCGCGCTGCAATACCCGGTCCTGATCATCGGGTCGCTAATCCTGTTTTTCTGGTACGAAGAGCCGATGCGCGAGTGGATCAGGAAGCGGATCGGTATGCGCCCCTCCGTGATCGAGGAGGTTACCTAGCACGCACCTTAAAGCACCTCGCCTACGTCTGCCAACAGGTCGCGCCAGAACAGGAAGGCGTCGTCCATTTCTCCGCTCGACAGCATCTTCGTATAGACGGCGATACCCGCGATCGTCGCGCCGGGCGTCGTGGAGGTGTAGAGGTGTGTACGCAACTTGCGCGTGGTGTTGCCTATTGGGTTGGCAGTCCGTGTCGTCGCGAAGGCCGACGCGCTGCGTGCGGAACCTGTGCGTTGGATGAAACCCTGGGCGGTCGTTGTGTTGTACTCGGACACTCCCATACTCCAGGCAGTTCCGCCGTTGGCGAAGCCGGAACTGGTCGAGACATTGACGACGGTACCCACACTGTCGCGGCCGAAGGTTTGTACCTCGAAAGAGCCAGGTACTAGCATGCCCAATGAGCCACCGTTTGTATCATCCGTCAGGATGCCCTGATTGATCGCGGACTTGTAAATGGCGAGCAGCGTGAGCGCGCTGCTGACGTTGAAGATGTCGCGCGCGAAGCCGGGCACCTCGAAAAAGCGAGTGAAGGCGCGCATTGAGCTGGAAGGCGTGTTGACGCCCCCGTTGAGGTTGTAGGTGCCAGCGCTGCCGGTTCCGGTGCCGAGCGACGAGATGACACCGAGGCTACCACCCGCGCCAGTGGCCAATTCAATTGATTGGCCGACCGCGAGAGGATCGCCCGTCACGGTTCCTGTGACGGTTAGCAGGTTGCCGCCGGTGATGGCTCCGGAAAACGCGGTCGCCATCGGGCCGCCGACTAGGCCGACGGCACCTGGCGCACCCACCAACCGGCCATCGTTGGCGCCAGTGAATAGGTTGACGGTCGGCGTATCGTTGATCGACGTGCCGAACATATAGGCGGCATAGCCTGCGCCAAAGGTCGGGCAGCTCCGAGTGCGCCCATAACCGAATCCCGACGCGTCGACACCAGTGAAGGGAATTGCAACTCTCATGTTAGGGGCACCTCACAAATAGGCAGCCAGCGATACATCGGCAGGCGCAGGGCATACGGATCGAAAATCAAAGTGGAGTCAGCCCGCGTCTCGGCAATGTTGGTCCACCCCTTGGTGGTGTTGCCGGTGTAGCCGCAGCGGAACTTCCAGGTGTTGGCGGGGGCCGCGGGCGCATCCCAGATAATACGATCGCGGGCGACCACGCGAGGATTGCTGAGTACTTGCGCGGCACCGCCGGCATCGACTGCGGCGACGCCCCAGTTCGTGAGAACCGTCGTGTCGGCGACCGTCAGACCGCCTGCAATCGCGTGGCGGGGACGGATCGGAAAAGTCGCCACGATTTGTGAGTTCTGCGCCGTGAAGGTCGGTACCATCGGCCCGATACGCTGGCCATCGAACATCAGCCGCTTAAGGTGCCAGCCGAAATAGGCTCCCATTTGCTTACTGCCGGCGCCAGTCATGTGGACGTCGTTGACGCCGTTCTGCACCGCATACTGGATGCACGCGAGGATGAACTCGGGGTGGTCGATCGCGAGCTGCAACTGGTCCAGTGCGATGTGCGGGATCGGAGCATTGAAAGCCGGGTTAGTGTGGGTCGCGGTTTGACCCATGAGGAGCGGTAGGCGTGCGTTCGGACTGACGAGCTTTAAGGCGATCGCCTTCGCTTGGCGCTGCATCTGGACGGTCTGGGCCCGCGTGTAGAACCACTTCGCGTCAGCGCCGCCTGGATAATTCGTACTGTCGGAGGCGTTGTCGTTCGTCCCGGTGACGATCATTTGCGCTGCAGGGGCGTACGACTTGCCGATCGCCGAATAGAGAGCCTGGGCCTGTCCAAAACTGGCATAGACGCGTTGCGCGGTTAGGCCGGTCAGAGTTTCGTCTTCGGTGGTGATGCTGCCACCGTTGCGTCCATCATCGGCGAGCAGGAAGCGCATGCCCGACCCGAGGAAGTCGATGCCGTCTTCGTCCTTGAGGAGCTGCACGATCATCTGCGCGCAGCCCGTGAGCGGAGTTTCGCCGTGACTGGTCCAGTCATCGGCATCGGAGCCGTAGCTGGTTTCAATCGCCGGCGTGAGCGCCGCACGGTTAGCAATCAAATCGGGATCTGACGAGCTCGAGATGTCGTTGATATCGTCGGGCACGATACTTGCCTTCGTCAGGACGGCATTGCCGAACATGTCCGATGTTGTGCTTGTGCCCATGGTTACGACGGGTGAGCCGTGCCCAAGCGACAGAGATTCGCCGGACATATGCAGGCCGATGCGCTCCGCAATGATGCGCATATTCGCGATCGACGGGTCAGCAGGCCCGCGAAGGGCCGCCACGATCCGGTTCGACATCGAGTCGATGACCTTGTGCTGCAGCGTCGTTGGCGTCGCCCGGAACCAGTTATATCCATTGCTGTCCGTGAGCGCCCAAGAGGCAAAGCCCGTCGTGCCGATCAGCGGCAGCTTGGCAGCATAGGCTTCTAGAGCCGCCAGTCGCGATTTGATCAGGTCGATCGCGGCGTGCTTGATGTCGGTCAGCGAGATGTTGAGCCAGCGATAGCCCGCCGTATCAGTTAGAGCGAAACCAGCGGGGCCGCGGAAGAACCACCCAATCGAGGCCGCACTCGCCGCAGCGGCCGCGGCGGAAGACGCCGCCGCTGTCGCACTCGAGATCGCCTGCCTAATCAGCGACGCGCCGCCCAGGGCCAGGTCAGCCGCGACTACCGCTATATTGCTGGCGCCGCTCAACAGATCCGCAGCCACCGTTCCGATCTTGCTTGCCGCGCCGAGGGCCAGGTCTGCCGCTACGGCGAGAAGCCCTGGAGCGGTCGTTGCCGCCGTGACCGCTGCTACCTGCGCGTCCAATTGCGACAGGTCGTACAGCTGCAAATCATGCACCTTGGGCGCCAGATACGAGCCGTCCGCCGACGCGATCTGCACGTCATAGGCGCCGTTGGCCGCCGCGAATCCCACCAGCCCGGATATCGCCGCCGTCATCGGATTGGTCAGGCCGGCACCGGTATTGTCGAAGATCGATGCCAACGTCGTCGTACCCGCCAGAAAAACGGTAACCTTGGCGAGCGGCAACACGGCCCCCGTGTCGCCACGGGAGGCGATGAACTCGTAATATTGCATCGGAGCGGCCTTTCGGGGCTGCGGGGTGAGGGGGGGCTACAGCGTCGGCTGCACTTTGTAATTGTGCGACAGCACGCCATCGGACACGTAGGTATGGGCATCGCCGACGGTGATCTTGGCGACGCGCGCTTCGCCGGCGGCGACACCGATTTCTTCCATCATTACCCAGCGGTCGAGCCAGAAACGGTGACGTGGCGTTGCCTGGGGATAGCCCTCGGCATGGAACACCGGATCGAGCGAGAACGAAATCGCGGTCACCGGATAAGCGCCCCACGCCTGCGTGACTTCGTGTCGCGTCCAGACCCAGTCGCCCACCTCGACCATCGACGCCGGCTTCTGGATTCCCGGTCCGGAGCGCCCGGCGTCGGCCATCAGGATCAGCGCTGAGTCGATGACGCAGCGGCCGTTATAACCGCCCCCGCCATCGCCGCCCCCGCCCGGTGAACTGCCACCGCCCGTGGAGATCGTGAAGGTTTGCTCGGCCGACAAATTGAGAAACGCCGGGTCGGCCGTCCAGCCATCATAGGCGGCGATGCGGCCATAATAGGTGCCGGCCGACAACCCATAGACCGTGATCGACGGAATGCCGGCCGACAGCACCCCGCCCGAGGTAGAGGGATTGAACCCGCTGGTCGACGAATAGAACATGACATAGCCGGCGAGGTCCGGGTCGGCCGAGGCGGTGCAGGTCATCGTGCCGTTGGTCGTGCCGCCAGTCGCCGCCGGCGACGACACCGCGGGCGGAGCATTGTTGGTGACGACGAGCCAGGATGACGGCGGCGCGTCACCGGCCGCGTTCGAGGCGAGGACCTCGACATGATAAACCCGGCTCACGCCATCCTGTGCCGCCAGCGCGGACGTATAAGTGGCCGCCGGGGTGGAGGTCACGATCTCGCGCTTGAGCGTGGTTCGGTCGGCCAGATAAAAGCGAAATTTATAGGTCACGGCCCGCGTCGAAGGATCGCACACGACTGACAGCGAACTGCCGTCCCAGCCATGGGCAAGCGCGAGGCCGGTTACCCGGTCGGGAAGCGCTGTCGAGGGCGTGAGCGACACCGTGTAAGGCGACAGCGTCGATATATCCTGGAGTTCCAGGCCGAAGACATTGAACGACGGGAACTTGACGTAGATCGTCGATCCGACGTTGAGGCTGGCATAGCTGAACTTGAACACGGCATCGTCGAGCCGGATGAAGCGCTGGCCGACGGCATGGCTCGCCGGCAACGTGCCCGCGAATCCGCGGCGCAAGGTAGTTAGGTTATAGGTGCCGGTGCCGGTCAGCGTCGCGGTTTGATAAGTGACTAACTCGTCGCCGACAATGCACAGCGAACCGCCGGCATTGGCCTCGGCGGCCGTCGCCGAGCCGAGTTCGCCGCGTGAAGCGGTGAGATCGACCGCTATCGTGTTCGCTGTGTCGGGATCGGCATGATTAGCCAGCGCCGCCGTCAGCACGCCGTGGCGCGCAGGGCCGTTGACCGTGCCCGCGCGGGAATAGGTGACGTTATCGACGCTGACCCAGACCTCGCAGCCACCCCAATTCGGCGACGGCGATGCGACCGCGCACCATATCTCCGGATCGCCGTTGGTGAGCGAGGTTGGCGCGTTGATGAGGGCAGGCGTCGAAACCGAGCCCGGAGTATCCGCTGCATTGGGCTGCCGGTCCGGTCCGCTCGAATGCGAAGCGTAGAGCGCGGCAGACGCGGTTCCGACCGGCACGCCCTCCGCGGTGATCGACAGGAGTCCGTCGGCATCCTCGCCAATCTCGGTGATCCGCACCAGCACGCGATTGAGCAACAGTGAATCGGTCGTCGTCGTCAGCGTCACCAGATCGGTCGGCTCGAGCAACGCGAAATTCCACGGCAGCTTGAAGGTGTATTTCTCCCGCGTGTAGAGCACACGCTGGCCGTATAGCTGGACCGCCTTCCGGGCGATTGCCGCATCGCAGATGCAATGGACCGTGGTCGGATCCTGCTTGCGCCGGCCATAGGTGACGATGTTGTCGAGATCCTGGGCGGTCGCGATGCCGACATTATATTGCTGGCTGCGATCCAGGAACTCGAACTGGACGATGTTATAGGCGTCGGACTGGTCGACGATTTCGATCGAGACGGCGTTGCCGCCGTCGTCGACTACCAGATCGTCTTCCGTCAGGTCGTATACCGGGGTCAGGTTCGGCGCCCAGGTCACCGAATTGCCCGTTGCCGCGGCATCGCCATACGGCCGGATCTTGAGCATCCCTTCCGACCAAAAGACCGCCGCGTTGGTCGCGGTCAGCCATTCCTCCAGGATCGACGCCGCGCTCGACTGCGATTCGAGCATTGGCGAAAGCAGCAGGTTGTTGGCGCGGCAATAAAGCGAATAATCGGACAGATCGCCGATCAGACCCGATCCCCACATCGGGACGCCATAGGCTGCATTGGTCAGGAAGTCGGTGATGATGTCCTTCGGATCGGCGTCGCACACGCCGCCCCCGAGCTGGGTGGCAAAGTCGATCTCGAAACTGTGGTTCGACAGAGTGGCGCTGTCGGCAAGATCGTAATCCTGGGCATAGACATAGGCGATGCCCGAATAATTGATTGCCTGAGCGGGGAATTTGGACGTCAGATAGCCCCAGACCGGCTGGGTCGCCGCGCCCGTTGCCAGGCTCAGCCCGGCGGCCGATAGCGTCGTCAACACCGCCGTGTCCTTGTAGATCGTGCGGATACCTTGAATGCCGCTCGCGCCGCCCTCGCAGATGCCCAAGATGATCGACGCGGTATAGGTATAGGTCGTGTTCTTGGAACCGCCGCCCAGGCCCTTGCCGGCACTGGTCTTGGTCGTGTGCGGGATTGCGGTGAAAGCGTTGTACCAGATGAGATTGCACTTCATCCGGCCCCGGCCCCAGCCAAGCGAGATGGGCAGGCCCAGGGTTGACGATTGGACCTGCAGCCCGTTGAGCTTCGGTGATGTGGTCGAGGTAGACTTGCCGCCCATCATTGATCCTCGAACAGGGTGAAGAACTTGACCGGCCGGGAGCGCAGCTCCTCGTCGCGATCGACATTGCCGCGCACGACGCCGCCGCCGCGGATCACGGCGTGCAGCACTTCGGGCAGGTCGATGACGATCGCCGCATGCGAATAGCAGCGGCCGTACTTCCAGATCGCGAGATCGCCGGGCCCGACCGCCTCGCGCGGGATCTCTCGCGCGAACCGCGTGATCCAGCCCAGGAACTGCTCCTCGTCGCGATGCAGCATCCATTGCGGCGAGTAATCGGGTTCGACCCGCGGGATCAGTCCCACCGCTTCATATACCGCCGCCGGCAGCATCGCGCAGTCGACCCCGACGCCGCGCAGTCGTGCCCGGTGATGATACGGCGTTCCTTCCCAGCCGAGTGCCTCGCGCACCACATCGTCGCGCGTCATCCGAACGCGGTCTCCGGCACCGGGACGTACGGCGTTGCCTTGAACCGCCCGAGATTGTTGAAGCGGACCGAACACCGGCTCTGCGTCAGATCGCAGCCGGGATAGGCGGTGAAGGTGTTGCCCGCGACCGGCAGCGCGGGGAGGGGAGAGACGAGCTGGAACAGGCCCGCCGTATCGTTCGCCATGATCGTCGCCGAGATGCCGGTGTTCGGCCCCGACGTGAACACGATCCGCCCTTGGGCGAAATCATTGGCCGGTGGCGTCAGGCTGGTGTCGAACATTGTGAGGGTCGGGGCCGGTGACGCGCCGACAATGCCGGTCACCGCGAAGGCCGCCGGATTGAGCGCGCAGCCGGCGTCATAGACCGCATGCAGGCAGGCCGCTTGATAGAGGTTGGCCGGCATGTTGGCGTTGAGCAGCACGGTCCACGACGACACCGTGATCGTCGCGCCGTCGCCGGTGATCGCGCTGATCGCGGTGACGCGCCCCGAAAACCTCAGCACCGTGCCCACCACCGGCAGGTTCCAATCGGTCAGGAAGGCGCGATCCAGCCGGACATTGGCGCCATCGAACCCATGCCCCCGGATGAACGGGATGATCGGCACGCCATTGATCAGATCGTCCGGATTCGCGGTGATCGCCATGTCGACGATCGCCACGTCGAGCCCGATCTTCTCGCTGATATCCTGCCGCTCGATCATCGGGCCAAGTGCATAGACGTGACCGCCCGACGCGATCGGGACGTCACCGCCCGACCATCTGATGACGGCGCCGCCGACCAGCGTAATCGTCCACAGGTCGACCATCTGGAAATCCGCGCCGCTGTTGAGCAGGGTGATCAGCGCAGGCGATGCAGTTTTCATGGTCAGGCCTTGGTGGTGGTGAAGGAGAGCCCGTCCTGCGACCACAGGCTCTGCATCATCTGGTTGAGCTCGAGCGCGTCGTCGTCGAAGCGGCAGGCGAACATGAAGCGCCCGGTCCAGGTCAGCACTTTTCCGGCCGCGGGCGCGCTGGTGAACGTGATCGATCCTCGCGGACCGACCGTGAAGCTCGCAACTGGGGCAGTGTCGGCGAACACGGTCGGCGTTCCAAGCACACCGCCGACCGGTTCGGAAAAGGTCGCGCTACCGAACGCCATGCTCCGAACGAGCTGGAACTTGGTCGTTACCCCGTCTCCGATTCCGAACCGCTGCGCCGCGACGGTGTTGTCGCCAGGGTCGAAGAAGAAGAATTCCTGATATTGTCCGCCGTGCAGCAGGAAGAACGCCGCCAGTCTCTCGAGGTCGGGCGTGGCGGGGAGGTCGCGCAACACCTCGTACGATACCTTGAACTGCCACCGTGGATAGGACCAGGTCTTGCGCCGCCGCTCGCGTCCCGACGATGCCGTCGCGATCTTGGTCGCCCAAGTCGGCGTCTTCGCGACCAGGAACGACTGCCCGATCAGCGTCGGGAACACGTCTGGGTCGTCGATCGACGGATCGGATGTGACGAGCCAGCGTGTCGGCAGGTAGAGCGTGGGCAATCTCGTCTCCAATCGAATGGGCTGCGCGGATCGCCGCGGGGATCGGTAGGGAAGGTGCCACGGCCGCGGTGGCGCAGATGCGGCCGCGGATCGGCGCTTGCTGCGCCTGTGCCGGCCACACATTGATCACCCCCGAAATCCGCAACCGGCGCCGACAATCGCATCCAAATTGGAGCTATCGACCGGTCTGACATCTTGCGCGGCGATCGCGTATCGCTAGCCTAGCAACCGACAATTCCGACATCGTTTCAAGGATGTGCGCGATGACGTTCGTGATTTTCGATGTTGACGGCGGCAACCCAATTCACGCAACAGGAAACCAAAGGGGGGAATATTCCAATGGCTCAGATTTCTTGTCCGCAATGCCGCAGCGCGACGCCGCGCGCGGGCTTCGGCTTCCTCAAGATCGCGGTGGCAATCCTGTTCTTTCCTATCGGTCTGCTGATCCTGTTGACTGGTCGCAAGCCGACGGCCTGCCGCCAATGCAATTTCCTTTTTACGACCTGATCCGGCCTGTCTGCCAGTCATCTCGGACAGCTGACCATCGCATCGATCCTGACACCCAATGCGTGTCCGCGGCAAATCAGCGGAGGCCAAGCAAGATCGGCGGTACGAAGGCTTGGTTGGCATCGAAAGGTGCAGCAGGAAGGGTCGGGATCCGGCCCGCCGCGGCATTGTTGGCAATGGTGGCGATCGGAACCGCGTCGCCCGCGCCGGCGAACAATCAGGACAAGAAAGCCGATGCTGCAGCGGTCGCCGCCATCAAGGCGCGGATCGTCCAATTGCGGGCTGACCCACAGAGTAGGAGGTGTCTCGGCGCCGATGCGGTTACCTGCCTCGCGAGCCTCAGCTTTAGCTTCACCCTGACGACGCCGCCCCTGTGGATGGCTGGTGGTTTCAAACTGCCGGGGCCGGTCCAGCGCGACATCAACGGCCGGACGATGCCCGCGACGATGGATTTCCTGATTAAATTCAATCCAAAGGATCGCTATCTTCTCAACGACAGCATGGTCGGCGCCAAAATCGGGCTTAGCGACGGCGAGCATGTCGACAGCGTGGATTTCGATCTCAAAGAAAACCCACTCCTGGCCCAAACGGAGGCCGAGTGGGATAAGACCCATGTTTTCCAATTGGCAACGGCTGTACTCGGCCCCGCCTGCATAGGAACCGATCGCATTGCCTTCTATCGACGCTACGACGCCGTCCAGAGGCAGGAATCGAGTTCGGACCGTGTCGATCTCGGCTACCGTAACTCTCGCCGTTCGTCATCAATCTCTGGTGACACCAAAATCTGCGGCGTGACCATGCACGTCACCTCCATCAGCGGATACTCCCGCTCGACCGGATCTTACGGCGGAGCCGTGCTGACATTCCGATTGTGACGCGATCCGGTCAGCAGCCGAAGCATCGCGCCTGTCGTCAGCCCGGAAGGGAGAAGCCCAGCTTACCCTCGCGGTGAGCCATTTTCATCGCCTTGGCGAAGGCGTTGCGGTTGGCGATGATCTGGCTCTCAGTCAGGCCACGCGCGCTATGGTCGTGATAATGGTAACCGCCGCCCGCCGAAGACGCGTCATTCGCCGCAGCGGGTGCGTTCGAATTGGCGGCGCCCCCCAGCATCGACCGCAACGGTTGCGCCGCCCAGGCGGGAAGGACCATTTCCCGCTCGTGCAGCATGGTCAGTCCGCCATCGACATCCCAGATGCCGCCGGCCCCGCTGGGGATGGCCAGAGTGGAAATGAACGACATCGCCGCGGAATACGCGGTCGCCGCTGCCGCGGGCGCGAGGCCTGGTCCGACGACAGGGATGGCTGCCGTGGCAGCATAGGCGCCTGATCCCGCGACGGCGGCATTGCCGGAAATCTCACCGGCTGCCGCCGTCTTGCTCGCCGCTCCGCCCAGCAACAGTGCGGAAAGATGCTGCACCAACCATTTCTGAATGATCTGCGCGAGCGCGTCGGACAAGATGCCGACCATCCCCTTGTAGAGATTCTGGAGCGTAGTCGCGAAGGACTGCTGGAAAGTGAGCAGCTTGGAGATGTTCTGGCCCCATAGCTGCGCGGTCGCATTGATCGCCTGGCGCTCGATTTGCGTACGCTCGAGCAGCGCCTTGCGCTCAAGGTCGGCGATCTTCCCCTTGGAGGTCTTGACCGCATCTTCCTTCTTTTTCTGCAGCGCCTTCCAGTCCGCCGAATCCTTCAGATAGAGCTTCTGCTCGTCCTCGAAAAACTTCTCCTCAATACCCATACGGGCCTGCTCGGTCTTGATTTCTTCCTGCAGCAATTGGCCTTGGGTTTTGACACCCATCTGGACCAGGAATTCGCCCGATTTCTGGACGGCCTCGACGCGCTCCTGTTGGTTCTTTTCAAAGTCCTGGATCGCCTTATCGTCGATCTTGCTCACCTCGGCGGCGGTCTTGCTCGCCGAGGCAACGATCTTCGCATCGGCCTGTCCGGCGTCCTTGGCTTTCTCGTCGGAAACGGGGGAGGCTTTGCTGCCGCTCCCGCCGACGGCGGTCCGGCGCGTACTACCGCCGCCGCCAGAGTTGGACGTATGCCCCTTTCCGCTACCATTACCGCCTATGTTGCCGCCATCCGTGCCGGGCAGGCGCGCGATTCCGCCGGTCCCGGTCGGGCCGGGCACGGCTTGCCCGTTGGCCGCTGCCGCCACCGTCTTCGCCAGGTCGGCATAGACGGCCTTGATCTTGGCTGCCGTCTCCGTCGCATGCTTCTGAATGCGGTCGAGCCCCGATTGCCAGTCGCCTTCGATCGCGCCCCAATTCAACGTGAATACGTCGCGTGCGATCGTGCCCATCATCGTGAGCCGGTCGATGAACAGGATAATCGCGGCCTTGAGCACCTCGATGACGATCGTCACGCTGTCGTTCAGGATCTCCCAGGCGTCCTTGAACAGGTTGAGCGCGGTTTCCGCCATCTGAGTCGCATTCGGCGTTTTCACCCCGAACGCGTCGCTGATGTCGCTGACCAGCGCCCCAACGATATCGACGACCGCGCTCCACAATGCCTGAAAGATGCCCGCCAGCGCGTTGATCACGATGCCGACACGCTCGATCACCTGGACGATTACCTGGAAGATCCCGGCGACTATGCCGCCCGAATTATAGCTGTCGATACAGGCTTTGACTAAGCCGGTGAAGCTATTGACGATTTCAGTCAGCACCGGCGCCAGCGCATCGGTCAGCACATTACCCATACCCGTCCAGGTAAGCTGCGCCTCATTGACCGATTCGCCCAGCTTGGTGCCCCGCTCGATTGCCCGGTCGTTGGCGGCACCATAAGATTCGGTCTTCTGCGCCAGATTAGAAATCGCCGCGCCGCCCTGGTTCAGGAACGGGATGGCCTCTGCGCCTGCCTGACCCATCAGCTTGATCGCCATCGCGGTCTTTTGCGGGCCATCGGCGGTTTTGGCGAACTTGTCGGCGACCGTGGTCAGGATCGTCATCTGATCCGACCCGGCCTTGATGTCGATCCCAAGCTTTTTGAACGTGTCGGGGCTTTTGCTGAAATTCTTGTCGAGCGTCGCCGTGCTCTGCGACAATTTTGTAAAGTCGGTTCCGGTCGCCTTCGCCATCCCCTGCAGCAATTGCACCTGGTGGGTCGACATGCCGAGCTCCTTGGAGAGCACGGTCACCTTCTCGGACGATTCGCCCATCGCGATGATCGCCTCGGCCGCCTGCTTGCCGACCTCGATCAGGCTGCCCGCCATCTCCTTGGCGCCCTTAATCCCTTCGACCAGCTTGCCGAACCCGCTTTTGCCCTCACCGGACTTGGCCGCCATTTCCTGCAACGCCGCGCTGTTTTCTCGCAGTGCGCTGGCCATTTCGTTCAGGCCGCTCACGACCTCCTGCGGCTTCAGTCCCCGCATGCTCGCGGTCAACGCATCCATCGATTGGGTGCTGTGCTCGACCGCGCCGCGCATCCCGGCAAAGCCTTCGGTCATGCTGTCCGCGGCGCCCTGGACCGTGCTCTTCAGCTCGCCCAGGTCGCCGCGGACCTCCTGTATACCCGCCTCGACTCCGGATGTGTCGGCCGAGATCCGAATGGAGACGGTATCGCTCATGACATGTCCTTCAGTCTCTGGAGTATCGCACGCGACGCTGCCGCCGTGTCGCCGCCGGCGACGGGCATCGCGACCTCGGCGGAAAGCCGTGCAAGCGTTGGCTGGGTCGGCGAAAGTTCACGTGTCTCGGCCGAGCTACGGTCCTTGCTCGGGATCAGGTCGACTCCCAGCGCGCGTGCGATCGCGACCGCGGCGATATTGAGCGGCGGGCCGGTCCGCCGCCAGGTCTGGTGCTGGGCCTCGACATCGGCCAACCCCCAATCGCGTTCGATCGCGGCCTTCGACCCGCCTTCGATTCCGGCAGCGATCAGCTCGTGGACGAGCTCGGCAAGTCCGTGCTCGAGGCTCCCGCCGGTGCCGTTTCCGTGGGAGCCGTCGCTTCCCCCTTGCGCTTGAGTCCCGATTCCTCGCTCAGGTCCAGGAAAGCGGTCTGCAGTCCGACGAACTCGTCCATCGACACGTTCGCCTCCAGATAGTCGGCGGTCAGCGTCGGATCGATTTTGGCCAATCCGATCGACAGCACGTTGAGCAGGTCGACCGCCGAGTCCATTAGATCGGACAGCGATCCGTTGCCGTCGGTCTTACGCTGGATATTGTCGATAAACGGTGCGGCTCGGCGCAGTTCGCCGAGTTTGTAAGGCGCGATCGCGAAATCGCGCCCTAGGATATGGATGGTCGCCATATTACTGCGCCGACCCCCATTTCAGCACGTTGCCCGACGGATCGGCGAATGCCGAGAAATCGAGTTCCGGGATCATGAAGTCATCGACCTTGGTCTGCAGCGCGAGCTTATTCGAGACGCAAGCGAACAGGGTCAATGCCAGGCCGTTGCCGCCAAGCTGATTGAAGAAATCGGCGCGGAAAGTGGGCGCCTGGCCCATCTGGATGTTCTGCACGACCGAGGTCTTCGCGACCGTGGACGTCGCGGTGTAGCTGTAGTTGATGAAGACCAGCTTGCCGGTATCGGCGGCTGCGAACAGATACGCCCCGGTGGTGACGCTATACTGCCCGGCGGTGGGGGCGGAAGCAACGCGCGTCATCGGGTTGCCGGTGGCGTCGCGCACGCCCAGATCGCCCGCCCAGGTGCCGCTGCCTGGCACGGTCGGCGTGATCGTGAATGGTGTCGCCGGGATCGTCGCGCCGGTGACGTCGTTGACGATGCTGTACAGGCTCGATGTTACCGTCTGGCCGAAGAAAAGGCTGTTCATCACCGCGCCGTTGAACTGGCCATATTTGGCCTTGCCGGTGATCTTCATCTTGCCCCGGCCGACCGCGACCGGGAACTGATTGGAGCCATACAACTCCTTGATGTCGCCGCTGATGTCGATCGAGACTTCCTGCGTCACCGCCAGCATCAGCGGCGTGGGGTTGGCGATTGCCGCGCCCGTCGCGTCAAAGGTCGGCGTGCCCCACAGCACTCCGGCACCGAAATTGTACATGGCCATGCCAATTCTCCAATAAAAAAGCCCGCAAGACGCGAGCATTGGCGTTCGTCCTTGAAAGTGATCTGTAACTAGACGGCAGTGAAACCCGCGCGCGTGATCTGGCGCCGCTCGTCGTCACTCAGGTCGTCCGGCACGGCAAGCACGCCGTCCTCGACATGGATTTCGCGCTCGGTTGACAGCGTGATCGCGCTGACATGAGCCGGTGCCGCGAAGCGCAGCAGCGAAGGTGAGGTCGCCGTATCGCCGTCTGCCGTCGGCATCAGGGGGTCGGTATCGGCCGCGGCGGATTGCGATCGTGCCATTGGTTTCTCCGTTGTCGTCAAGGAAGGATGATGGTGATGGGGACGATCAGCATGGCCTGACCGTCCAGGTCGCCATTGTCCTTGTGGATCGTGCCGTCGATATATGCCCGGTAGGCAAGCCCGCCGAGCGTCTGCCGCGCACCGGGTAGCGCGGGGCGAAACGCCGCCTCGATCGCGTCGAGGATCGCGTTGCTGGTTTCCGCGGGAGTTGCCGCTTGGTCCTTGCCGCCGCGGTGATAGATGATCCAGCTCGCGTGCAGGCTATGCTTGTCGAGCTGCCCGTCGAGCGAGGCAAGCGTCTCGGTACCCTCGATCTGGTACAGCCCGGGCGCGGGCGCCTTGTCCCACATCTTGAGCCGGCGGGATCGCTCGACGAAAGCTTCGTCATTGCCCCAACGCACGTCCGCGAGTGCAAGGAGTGCGTCGAACACCTCATTGCGAATGGTCATCCGATCGCCTCCTGTGCGGCGGTTATCGCCGTCAATTTCAGCGCAGCTGCGATCTCGTCGGTCTCATCACTCAGCGCGCCGGCCAGATAGGGCCGCGCCGGAATGCGGGATCCGGGATGGTGGACCACCCGCGCGAAGACGTGCTTGCCGCCCGCCACGAAGGCAAATGCCTTGGCCTTGTCGGGGACGATGTCGTGCGGCGACGTGCTGCCACCATGCTCCAGGATCGCAGCGTAAGGCACGCTATCGTTGACGAATACTTCGCCGAGGATGCTGTCGCCCTTGGCCTCGACCCTGCGCTCGACCGCGTTCGCCAGCCTGCCGGTACGCGCGTTCAGCATCTGGCCGTGAAGCTTGTCGTCGATCACATGCCGCTGCAGTTCGGCGGTCGCCGCCGTCACCTTGGCCTCGACCGCCGCCGATATCTGCGACGACAGACGATCGAGTCCGGCACTCAACGCCTCCGCATCCAGCGTCACGCTCATAATGGCGCCGCCAGCATGTAATTGTTGAGCCGTGCCAGCACTGCCTGGTGCATCGCCTCGCGGCTGAACGCGACGGTAGTCGCGCCCGAACTTGCATGGCTGGTCTCGCCGATATGCGTGCGGGCCGAATAGGCTTCGCCAACCAGCTCAGTCACCGCCAGCATTAGATCGGCCGGGACGGAATCATATCCCGCGACATACGTCACTCGCACCGGCCGATCGTACGGCGTTCGCGATCCAACCAGGATCAAGCTGCGCCCATCGGTCGCAACCCCGGATGCGTTGCCGATCGCATCGACCGCAGTGTCGATCCGCGTCTCGCCCCATTCGACCGAGGTCACCGATTGGACCGGCCAGTTCCTCAGCAGGAACCGGGATCCGCCGGTCCCGCGATAGGTTTCGACATGCGTCGCCGTCAGGACCTTACGCTGGATAGTGTTCTCGACGAACGCCGACACCTGGGTGACCAGATCGGTCAGCAGCGCGTCGTCATTGTCGCTCGAAATGTTAAGCCAGCGTTTGACCGCCGACAGGTTGGTGAGGTCGCCCGACGCCATGACGTCATCGGCCCACGAAGCTGAAACCGTGATCGAGCAGCTCGGCCGCCGCTGCGATCGGCACCGTCACGACGCCGTTGGCATCCGCCGCGAACGATTGCCCGCGCCAGCTACACCCGTTGCCATCCTCATGGAGCATCGTGACGGTGTCAGCCGCCGCCGCTTTGGGCGCACGGCGCGGGGAAGCATTGTCGGCCATCGGCGTCTCCTCTCGGAAAATGAAAAGGCCCCGCCGGTCATCGCGGCGGGGCCAGGAAAGCCCGGGGAAGGGGTGGGCGCCCGCGGAGGAGAAGGATCAGCCGTTGGCGATATTGGCGATCACGCCCATCGCGAACGGCGCATAGACCGCCAGCGTCTCCTCGACATAGACGCCCGACATCTCGGCACGCGTCGTGATCGGCCAGTCGATCTGGTAGTAATCGCGGCGCACCTTCATCTCCGCGACATTGGGCACCTCGCTCGATTGGTATTGGACCGGCAGGTCGCCGGCCCAGCCCAGGATCGTCCCCGC